TTAAATAATTTTTTTAATTTCTTTGTTGATGCATATTTATATTGCGCGGTCGTCCATCCTATTGATGTTAATACTTCTATTGGGTTTGTTATATTTATCAACTCCATGGGGTCAGCTACGACTCCACAGAACGAACCTAAAGTCACTGATTCGTATTCTACTATTTTTATACTAAAACCCAATGTTTCAAAGTCTTTGGTAGTGGGGGTAGGGCCATAAAAACTAAATACCCCATCATCGCCTTCTATTTTGCCCTTGACTGATTTCAATCCTAATTGCTCCGATTTGTACAACATTATCATCAAATTCGTAAAACTATTACCTAATGATGTACACATCTCTCCAGACATTCTTTTTGCTGGTACTTTCATTGAAAAATATTTGTTTCTGCAAATATTTGTGCCCAACAGCGCATGTCGGACTATCATATACCAGTCACGGTCTGGTAAATTTTTTGACATGTACTTATATAATTGTAGTTCGCATATTTTCATAATTTTCCTCGTGAAGCTGCTTTCAAAACTAGTGTAATCCGTACCTATTACTTTTGCACCCTCCTGATGAACATCTCTTAATATTACTTTCATTCTCTCATCAGCTGGTACATATTTTATGAACCATGGCAGTTTCAATAGTTCCTTCTCTATTAATTTAAATATTGGCCCAACTCTAACCTTGAACCAATCTGTACGCGAATTTATAATGCGTACTCGCTTATAGCATGGGTGGCTCTCATCTTTAGAGTGGGTCTTAACAGAACATCTAACATCTGGTACCATTGAACGAGGGTCACAGATAGTGCCATCCCGTTCGAAAATTTCTGCGAGTACTCTTCTCCTATGATCGGGGTAAGGAGCGTTTCTAAGCCACGTTGTGTGGCTGTAATCAACCGTAGAATCAAGAGCTGACATAGTAGTCCTAATCCAATGCTTAACAAACTGCCTGAACCCATTGATATCACTATTGCTGGTGCTGCGAACGGTCTCGCGACCAACGCGTACAACGGCCCCTTCGAGCGTACTAAGGGGGCAGCTTGGATCTGGTACGCACGACGCAGCACCCACCATACAAAACCCAAGACTGACCCTAACGATGGGACGACTACATTCTGGGTTACTTTGAAGCCTGTAAAGAACAAGCCCTTTGCAATACTGAGGACGCCGGTCCAGAGGTACTTCAGAGAGTCTGTACCCCACCAGGACTGTTCGTCCGTTTCCCCCCACTCCCACGATTCTCCTGATCCTTTGAGTGGGGGATGCTGAAAAACCG